TACAAGGTGTTCTTTAATCTCACCATTCACAAACATTAATAAGGCTACAACTGATTCTATCATATCGTTTCGTTCCTTTCACAACCCACTTCTAAATGTTCAACAATCAAAAAACCTTCTTCATCTGTTAACTGTTCTCTTGTTGTTGCTTCTTTAACAACAGCCGCCGCTAAACATTCTTGTTTTGTTTCAAATGTTCTTGGCGGGTCTTCGTACATTGTTTTACAATCTAAGACTGTTGCAAAACAGATGATTGCAAACATCTTAAACATTAATGACCGTTACCGTTTTTGTAAACAATTTCTCTGTCAGCATCTTTTAATTTTTCAATATTTTCTTGAGCCTTCTCTAATTGTTTTGTTAAGAACTCAATATTAATTTTGTTGTTAGCCATGTCATCTAGATGCTGTTGCATTCTGTCCACTGATTTATAAAGATCCTCAATCAACATGAATTGTTCAATATCCTGGGAACTTTGACCTAATTCACCTCTTGGATATTTTATTCTAAACTCTGTATTTTGTTTAACTTCGTTGTGTAGTCTCTCATCTTCAGCAGTCACGTCTTTTTCTATCAAAACTGTTTGCGTTTCTAACTTGTTCAGTCTTTCAATAACACCAAAATATGCCCATACACCAACTGCCACTGCTGACACAATGGCTATCAAGTTTTTCATTGGCATACTGATTGCCGTTTGATCGCTTATATCTAGTCTTTTCATAATGTACGTATTTATCTAGATTATCTTCTCTTGCCCTGATGGAACAGGTCTTTTTCGTTTACTATTCTAAAACGCAAACCTTTGTTCTTACACCATGCTTGGGCACTCTGCCATTTGGCTTTGTTGACAATAAGTTGACCTTGATTCATTCTGCCTTTTGCTTTTTCAACAAGAGTTTGATTTTCAGGTTTTATTTCTATTACTTCTGCGTGTGGTTTTCCGTTTTTGTCAACGTATGCAATAAAAAAATCTGGAATGTAAATTGTGTACTGTCCTGTGAAAGGATGTCTATATGGAATTTTTATTGATTCACTGGCCCATTTGCTGATGCTAGGACTTTCATCACAAAATTTCATAAATGCAAACTCCCAACTGCTTCTATACAAAGGAGTTCTACCGCCAACATATTTGTCAGGGTTTTTCATACTGAATCTACCTGATGCAAATTTTTTCATGGCTTATACCATTATGTTTCTTTTTTCAGATAAGTTTGTAGGTGATTCTACTTTGTAACCAAGAGATGATGTTAATGATCTGCTGTTGTTTAAAACTTCTGTAACTATGTAACTTAATTGTACTTTGTCTAAACCTTTTAAACTATCAAGTAACTCAAAAACTTTTACATTGTCTATTTTTGCTTGTTTTAAAATTACTGCCGCTGTGTTTATACTTGATGTTTTTTCAAAACCTCTTGATTCAAAAAAGCCTACCACTGCGTCAACATCATTAGATGGAAAACTTAAAGGCTCATTGAAATAATTGTCAAAGAAATCTTTGACTGGTGCTGAACTGTCATTGGTTTGTTTTGGTAAACTTGTCATATGTTATAGTCTTTTCTTTGCGAATGTTAAACCTTTCTTTAAACCTTTTCCTATATTAGTTGCACTTCTACCTATAAATGTGTTTGGTACTCCGTACGAACTATCTGCTGTGCCACCTATACGTCCGATAGCACCTGTCAAAATATTAAAACCTTCTTGACGTAATCCTTCTTTAGATAATTTTTTTGCATTTTTAATTCTATTGGCTGTTGTAATTATTGATGCTAAAGTTATTCCTCTTCTACCTGCACCTAATTGACTTCCAATGTAAGTGTTTGGTCCATCACCTGCGCCAAATAAACCTGTAAGTATACCACCGTCACCAAGTAAACTTGTTGAACCACCACCTAATAAACTGTTAGGTGAAGGAGTTTTATCATAGTGTTCTTCACCAAAGCCTTGTGGTGCTCCATTGGCAGAAACTCTGCCTCTTGAATAAAATACTGCTTCATATTGAACAACCATCTGATTTGACATTACATCGCTTTGTTGATTGTTTAATGTGTCATGTTGCCATTGTTGTATCAATGGATTAACAAGTGTATAACAGGTATAAGTCTTTCTTGCAAGTTGATAAATTTGTATGCTTGTAAAAAAGTTTGCTATAGGAATGTTGTTGTCCAAACCAAATTGTGTTTGATTAAACTTTGCTCCTTCGTATGCTGAACCTCTGTTGTATGCTCTTTGTGTGGAAGTTGTAGGATTGCCTGCTGTATCTTTACCACCATGGTTACCATCTTTGTAGTAGTATCTATAGTAAGTTTCCCAAAGTGCAGTGGTTACTCCATAGTTGTCATCATGAAAAACTATTGTAACTGGATCATATGTAATTTTTGTTTGTATGTTTCTTTTCTTATTATATTGTTGAACAGTTACCATGTCTACAGAATATTTAGGTAAGTCAACATTTTTAACCAACATATTCAACTCACGTTGGTGATTCTTGATCGGTGGATCACTTATTTTTGATACAGATGGATCTAAATTGAATACACAGTGATATAAAAATTTTTGTTTGGGTGCTAAACGGAAACTGTCATCTACATATAATCTGGCACCATGAGCAAAATCACCAAGGTTACCTTTAGGATTAAGTACACCTTTTCCTAGATTATCTAAAAAACCTTTGAGTAAATTTGCCATATACAGTATTTATGTTATGAGAAATGTGGTGTTTTAAAAACAAAAAAGGGGCCGAAGCCCCCTTTTAAATTTATAAATGCAAATAAAAATTACTGACCGCCGCCTGTAATTAGTGTGTTTACAGTTCTGCCTACAGCAGTTCCAACACCTGTTCCTTGTGGAGTTTGGATAGCATTATCGTATCTCATTTGTAACGTTACTGTTACAGGATCACTTGTACCATATGCTAACTGATTATAGTTTGCTGACTCAATGTAGCAACCGTATAATTCAAATGTTTCTAAAACACCAACTGCATTAGCACCGTTACCACCATCTGTAATTTCTATTCTAGTTACAAATTTGTAATCGCTACCTGAAGCCGCCGCTGATTGTTCAAAGAAATCAAATTGTTTCTGAAGTTGTTCACCAACTAATTTCTGTACGTTGTTAGATACATCTTCTCTTAAAGTTAATGTAACTGTTTCCCAAGTGTGTTTACCTGCTAGATAAACTTTTGAGTTGTACACATCTATAGTTGTTGTTTCAAACGATAAATTAGGTCTTGTTATATCTACAACCTGCTTTGTTAATTCTGTTGTTGGTGTAGATACACCAAAGTTTTCTAAACTCACTCTAAAACGATATTGTAGTTTAGGCATTAACAAGCCTTGGTTAGAAGCACTTTGGCTACTATCCAGTGGTACTGTAATTTTTGATAGTGTAGATATACTCATTTGTTTCTCCTATAATATTTATCTTATTATAATCCTGCTATTTCGCCAGTATTTTTTAATCTCAATGGTACGTAGATAAACTCAACTGCTTTGACTGGTTCAATCGCAATATCCAAGTACAACTCGTTTCTATCTATTCTAGTTGGAGTGTTGTTTGTTTCGTCACACACAACTAAGAAATCAAAGATTGCTCTGTTACCAACTAACTCTAACAATAAACTTTCTGCTTGAGCCTTGATTTCATCTCTTGTGATTTTATCATTTGGTTCAAACACATATGGTCTTGCTAGTTTGTTTAATTGACTTCTTAAGTAGATTACAAGTCTTGCAACATTAATTCTGTCCAAAGCACTTGAACCTGCAAATCTAGTTTTTTGTCCATAGTTTACTAAACCTGCACCTGTTATGAAAGTAATTGGGTTAACATTGTTTGTATACAATGTATCTCTTTGACCTTCATTTAATGCTGTTGAAACAAATTCACCTTCGCTATTGATATAACCAGTTGAACTTGCATTAGTGATACCACCTCTTCTTGTTCCTGCTGGTGCAAACCATGGGAAAGAAACTTGATCGCTTAATGCGATAGTTCTTAACATCATGTGTGATGCTGGAACAACAACATTGTTACCGAAGTTATCTGAAGTGAATCCTGATGGATAAAATACTCCTAGATATTCGTTTGTTGTAACTAAACCATTGTCGTTATCTTCAACAGCCTTGTTAACGTTCGTTGCCCAGTTTTGTAAACTTGTTGCATCTGGTGTTAATCTCATTGGTGAGTCACCAACTATAAATGCTGACAAGCCTCTGTCTGCGTTTAGTGAAATCATTTCGCCTATTAGTTCTGGATAACCAGGTGTTGCTAATAAGTTGAATATTCTTGATTCATCATCTCTAACTTCTTGGTTAGAATTCATCTCTGCTTGTAAACCTTGTACAATAACTTTTCTTTGTGCGTGTCTACCAAATGAACCTGAACCATCTGCTTGGTTAGCCGATTCAGTTACCCATCTGTGCGGATAGTATGCTGACATACTTGCATCACCCTGTCTAGGGTTTGTTGCTGTTGTGTCAACATGATTTCTAACAAATTTTTTAACATTAAATCCAGAACGTCTTGTGTTCCATAGCAACATACCTTTTGGATATAATGCTGGATCTGGAGCATCTGCATCTAAGAAGTCACTTGCTAATAAATCTGCAATAGTACCTGCTGGAGCCGCCGAAGCCGTTCCACCTGTTGTACCAAATCTTGCATCTGCAAACACAATTCCGTTTTCAGTTGTTTGATCAGTTTTGTCTACTAATACCCATTTTAGAGTTGAACCATTCCATTTGTAAATTGTTGGATAGTTCTCTAAGTCTGCTGTGCTTATCCATAAGTCACCATCAACAAGTGCTGATGCATCTGACTGTGTAGTTGGAGCAGTTGCAGAAACTTGTGGACCTGCTGGGTCTGAACCTGTTACTGCTGAATAACCTTTCCATGTTGTACCATTGTGATACATTATGTCTACTTCGTCTACAATTGATGAGTACCATAGTTGACCATCATTTGTTAATGAAGTTACTGCTGTTGCACTTGCAGTATAAGTTAATGCTTTCCAGTTACTTGCTCTGTACTGTTTAGGATTTGTTCCTGAACCTGTTCCTGGCTCATATCCCATGTTAGTTGTTGTTTGTAAGAAACCTGCTTCTGCTAAAGAGCCGTCTGTGTCAACAAACTTCATCTCACCACCTTTTGTGTGTTCGATAACTATTCTGTTTGATGAGTCAACACTTGCTTTAACGTTTGTAAATCCAGCGCCGTTGATTTGACCTGCAATTACATCTGCATCTGAAGCCGCACCAGTTAATGTGCTTGTTACTGTGATTGCTGAATTTAATGCTTCTTGACCTACAATTGATTCTTGAATAGTAAATGATTTACTACCTGCTGTCATTCCCGTAGATATTGCTGTACCTGTAACTTTTGTTGAACCTGTAGATTCTCTTCTGAAAATAACATGGTCAACTTCAGTTGTGCCATTGCCATAGTTGATGTATAAATCACCTACTGCCAAACCTGCACCGCCACCTGTCTTATCTAAATTGAATAATGCAGATTCGTTGCTAGAATGTAATGGAGCACTTACAGTTTCCCATAATTTTGTTGTGTCGTTCCATTTTTTTACACTCCATTTAGCACCTAAATTAGGCTCTGTAGTTTTTAACCAAACTGAGCCTGTTGGTCTTGGATTTGAATCTGTTGATTTGAACGCTGGTACTGAAGTGTGTGGAGCAACTGATAATGCTGGCACATAGTAAGTACCTGCTGTTATACCAAATGATGTGCTTACATCTGCTGTACCATTTGCAATTTGAACTGTGTCGCCTGCCGCACCTGTGTAATATATTTCTAAGATACCGCCGTTGTTTCTTGCACTTAATCCTGAAACACCAGCACCTGTGATGTCAGTCACTGCTGAATCAACTGTTGTACCACTGTTTGTGATTGTTGTGTTTTGTGCATTAATTGTGATTACATAGTTCTGTCCTGAACTTATTGTACCACCTGCTGAACCTTTAATAGTTGGATTAGAACCTACCCAATCCGCTGTGCCTACTGCTACCCAGGCTCCATCATATTTTTTGTAGAATAAATCGTTGTTTGTGTCAGTGGCATTGATCGCATAATCACCTGCTTGTCCTACTGAATTTTTAGGAAAGTTTGCTGAAATTTGATCTGCGTCTGTAATTACTGTTACTGGTTGGTTTGTAAATGATTGACCACCTGTTGTAGTTGCCGCTGAACCATTCCATTCAAATACTCCGTATTTTGAATTTACTGTGTCAAACCAGTATGTACCTGCAACTGGATTTGCCGCTGGTGCTGTTGCACTTGCTTCTAATTGACCTAAATCAACATTTGCTCTTACAACGAATGCTCTGTTGGCAACACCTAAGAATGAATAAGCCGCTTGTAATCCGTACTCGTTTGTTTCACCACCGTGGATTGGATTATTACTTGCATCAGTTTTGAATACTGGATCACCAAATGTTTCTGCTAATTCTCTTTGTGATGTCATCAAGAAAACTTTACCGGCATTTGCCGCTGTTGTTCCTTGTGCTGTGCCTGTTCCAGAACTAGACGTTTTGTCTTGTGCTGTTGCTATGAATATACATGGAACCGTTCCTGGTTCTGCTGGTGTATAAAAACTTTCGTCAATTACGCTGACTTGTACTCCTGGTGAAACTAATGCCATTTGCTTATCTCCTACTTAAAGTATTAAAAACTTTATTATTGTTTGTATTTATGACATAATGCCGAAATGCACCAAATTAAAAGGTATAAAAAAGGGGTAGGAAAGGGCAGGTAAATACGTGCATATGAGACCATTATGTACAAAATGTAGTAAAAGACCAGCCGCAGTAAATTATAAAAAGGCAGGTAAGACCTATTACAGAAAGCAATGTGAGTTGTGTTTGCGATATGGAGGACCAAGCGGATATATGCCTAAATGGCACGTGGCTGGCTATCGTATCAACAAGCAATGTGATAAATGTGGTCACAAAAGCACCTATGAATCACACTTCAACGTGTTTCACATAGATGGTAATCTTGATAATTGTAAGTTCAGTAATTTAAAGACTGTGTGTGCTAACTGCCAAAGATCTTTGCACCTTGAAGGAATCCGTTGGAAACAAGGTGATCTTGTACCTGATTTTTAAGACTATTAATAGTTGAATTATTTTCAAATTCAGCATTAAAATTTGTATTTGCCCATGCCCATTCAGATGCGTGTACATCTTTAGGTTTCTGCCCAATGTCTTGATACATTCTAAACCACATAGGCAGTTGTCCACGTTTTACCCACCAAACTTCACCACCTAATTCTTGTATCATGTTTGCTTCATTTTCGAATCTTACATCAGGTATTACCCAATTAATCTGTGGATTGTCTTTAAGTTTCTTTTTAACTAAACTAACCCATATGCCATCATAGAATCCATCTCTCATGCACTCTGTTCCAAACTTTTGCAGTACAAGTCTTGGAGTCACTTCATGTTTCAATTCCATACTCCAGAAAGGATCCATTTGTTCACGCCATTTTCTACTCTGTTCTGTTTTGCCATCCAGTAGGTCTCTGTTCCAATCAAACATTGTGGCAACACTGTCTTTCAGTTTGTCTGCAAAAGACAATTTTACAAATGAATGATCATCAACTAAATGATCTGCTATTGTGTCTTTGCCTGATCCAATCAAGCCACATATTCCTATAATCATATTTCTAATTGTTTTGTTCCTGATCCAATTTTTCCTACAGGAAAACTATTAAAGGCCAAACTGATTCTTGCCACATCAGCAGGTTGAGGATATACTGTATGTTCCAACCAAGATGGAAACATCAATACTTCTCCTGGCTTAGGTTTAACACCATAGTAGTCTGTGTTGTATTCGTTTTTGTTGTTTTCTTCATACGTAAGTTGAACATTTTGATGTGCAATATTTGTGTACAAATAAGGCTTCTCAAATATTATTGGTGCACAATCTGGTGTTGTTTCTATGTAGTACACACCACTTATCACACTGTTAGGATGTGAATGTTTATATATTTGTTCGCCTTTGTTGTTTCTGTTGATCCAACTTGTTGTGATTCTAAATTCTTCTTTTATGCCCAGCACATCTTTTGTAAAATGTTTTAAACTTTTTTGTATATTTGCTTTCAGTGATTTCAATTGGGGAGTATCCAATAAATGCATACCTCTATTTTCAGGTGGCAAGTGATCATCGGAATGATCTGTACCAACACTTTGTGGTGGGAAATCTAACTCTCTGATCCATGTTTTTTGGAGTACATCCAATTCACCTATTGGTGCTTTGTACAAAGGCACGGAGAATAATGGAATCATTTGATGTTGCATATCATACGATAATACAACAAAAATACTAATATGTCAATATGGAATTAACCAATTAAGAATGAATAGCCTTGACCACCAGCAGTTTGAGTTTTGACTTCTTGTTCAAGTCGTTCCATTTCTGCCTGTGCTTCTTGTTTTAAAGTGTCACCATTTAATGACGTACCACCTTGTGGACCTGCTATTGTGTTGAATTTGCTTCTGGCTTCACCAAGCATGAACTTGCATTTTGCCAAAGTGTAATCTTTGATCCATTTTTTTGCCAAATAATCTTTGAATAATTCTGAATCTGGTCTGTGCATATACACCATCATCAACACTTTTTCGTTTGCTCTTGGTCTTTGTAGAATAGTTAATTTTTTAGTTGTTGTGTTCCATTTGAATTCAATAAATGAACCAAACATACGTCCTACTAGTTCTTGGTATTGTGAAAACAAGTTGTATGTTGCTACACCACCCATATTAGAACTGGCTAAAAGGTATGTGTTTGTGTATGCTAAATTGAATGGTTCAAAGATTGTACCACCGTCACCACCGCCTGATCTTGACCCAATTGATCTTCTGAATATTTGACGTACTTCTATTATTTCATTAGCAAGAGTGTAATCGTTGACATCATTTTCAAGGGGCAAAAAAATGTAACTTTCTTCAACAGAATTGTCTGATCTCTGTCTAAATCTGTCTAATGAGTCCTGCAATGCTGTTTCGTAGTGTGAAGGATCCAGTTCTACGTCTACCATTCCGCCACCTAGCGAATTGAATACGTAGTCAAATACCTCTTGTTTTTCTGTGGTTAAATTGCTCATTTATAATATCCTTACTGATATTTATCAGTAGTGACCATCCGATAAATATAACAGTATGCCAAGATTAAGTCTATATAAACCCGAAAAAGGTCATGATTACACGTTTTTAGATAAAACAGTAGCAGAAATGTTCACTGTTGGCGGTACTGATGTCTTTGTACACAAATACCTAGGACCTAAGAATCCAAGTGAGGACGATGCCACAGCGGCTGAACCAAGATACAATGCTGTAAAAGAAACCAACATTCAGGATATGTTATTCCTAGAAAATAGGGATAGAAAGTATGATCCTGATGTGTACAAACTTCGTGGAATTTATAATGTTGCAGACATAGACTTTGATATGAGTCAATTTGGACTTTTCCTAGCCAATGACACACTGTTTATGACTATACCTATCACTTCAAGTGTAAAAACTTTGGGCAGAAAAATTATGCCAGGTGATGTATTTGAATTACCACATCTAAAAGATGAATATGCGTTGAATGATTTTCAAGTTGCACTCAAACGTTTTTATGTTGTAGAAGATATCAACAGAGCGGCAGAAGGTTTTTCACCTACTTGGTATCCACATCTTTACAGAGTAAAATTAAAACAAATTTACGACTCACAAGAATTTAAAGACATACTTGATTTGCCTACAGAAGAAGGTTCTTCACAAAAATTACGTGATGTACTTTCTACATATGAACAAGAAATGCAAATTAATAATGCAGTTGTACAACAAGCAGAAGCAGATTCCGGCAAGTCAGGATATGATATTGCACATTTTTACACTCTACAAGTTGATGATAAAGGCAAACCTGAACTTGTTACAACAGATACAACACAATTAGATACAACTACACAAAATACACTAGCAGATAGAGTAAATCAAACACCTAGTAAAACTGGTTATGATGGTTACTTGTTAGGTGACGGACTTGCACCTAATGGAGAAGTATTTGGATTTGGAATAAGTTTCCCAACTGCTTCAGACAAAGGCGATTATTTTTTACGTACTGACTTCTTACCAAATAGATTGTTTAGATATGATGGTGGACGTTGGGTGAAAATGGAAGATAATATACGTCATACATTGTCACAAACAGATACAAGAGCAAATCAAAAAGGAACGTTTATCAATAATACAAAAACTAGAAATGTTGGTGGCGAAACTGTAAAAGAAAGACAAAGTTTATCAAAAGCATTAAGACCTAAGGCGGATGGATAATGAAATTAAAAGAGTTATTTGGCATAGTCGGTATACCAATGGATCATACAGCAGGACCGCAAGGACTTAAAAAGGTAACTAAAAATTATATGGGGAAAGTAAGAACGTATTACGCACCTAAAAGTAAAAAATTTAACGAAAAGAATAAAGAGAAAAAATAATGCAACATTTTTACGATGGACAAATTAGAAGATATATTACTCAATTAATTCGTCTATTAAGCAATTTTTCATACAAAGATGGCGATGGCGCATTAAGACAAGTGCCTGTAATGTACGGAAACATCACAAGACAAGTTGCTCACATTATTAGAGACAATTCTGAAAATAAATTGCCTTCTGTTCCAAGAATGGCGGCATACGTTACTAACTTAGAAATGGACAGAACACGAATTGCAGATGCAAGTTTTGTGAGTAAAATACACATTAGAGAACGTGCATATGACAGCAATAATAAAGAGTATCTAAACACTCAAGGAAAAAACGTGACTGTAGAACGTTTGATGCCTACACCTTACACACTAACAATGACTGTTGATATGTGGACAAGTAATACAGAACAAAAATTACAAATTATGGAACAAATTATGATGTTGTTCAACCCTAGTTTAGAAATACAAACAACTGACAACTATGTGGACTGGACAAGTTTAAGTGTGGTTGAGTTAACGAATATATCATTTGCTTCTAATACAATTCCAACAGGCACAGAAACAGAAATAGATGTCGCATCAATGACTTTTACAATGCCTATATACATTAGTCCACCTACAAAAGTTAAAAAGTTAGGAGTGATAACTCATATCATCACAAGTATATTCAATGAAAGAACAGGAAATATAGATTTAAGTCAAACAATGCCTGAACTTATGGCGTATCAAGATGATTACGAAAAAAGTATTAAAGCAGACATTAGAGCAAGTGCAGATGGCACTATTGATTCGAGTGTTGCAACAAGAAAAGATACAAGTTCTGTACAAGGAACAACAGGCACACAATTTGATGTGTATGTGTTAAACAGTGTTGTACAAATTATAGACAAAGGTGTTATTGGCGGAATAGTATGGGACGGATATTTAGATGTTATTCCAAATTTCAAAACAGGATTAAGTCAAATATCTCTACATAGAGAAGGAATAGATGTACCAGTGATTGGTACAGTTGCAGTGAATGAAACAAATCCTTTCCAACTGCTAGTTACTTGGGACGAAGACACTATTCCAACTGATACAGTAATTGTTGGCCCTGTAGATACAAGAGGTTCTGTGGACTTTATAGTTGATCCAACAACATACAATCCATCAGGTGTTAAACAAAATGGAAAAAGATTATTATTATTAAAAGATATAGGCAGTGCTTCAAATGTTGATGGCGCAGATGCTTGGAAAGGTGACAGTAATATTGATTTGGTAGCAGGTGCTAATGACATTGTTGAATGGAATGGTACTAATTGGGAAATAATTTTTGATGCAAGTGCTAATCCTGATCCAGGCGACAGCACATTTATACCTTCATACATTACCAATTTAAAAACAGGTGTACAATACAAATGGAATGGTAGTGAATGGTTATTATCGTTCGAAGGCGAATATCGAAAAGGCACTTGGAAGATCTCCTAGTCACATAATTAATTACATGAGCAGTAAAATAACCGGGTGTGGAGCACTCTTCTACACTTTAGACACACAACGTTTCTTGTTGTTACATAGAACGCAAAGTAAACAAAATCAAGTTTGGGGACTAGTTGGAGGTACAACTACCAATGAAAATTTATGGGAAGGTCTTCAAAGAGAAATAAAAGAGGAAATTGGTGACCAGAATATTATTAAAAGGATACCAATGGAAACCTTTATCAGTAATGATGAAAACTTTTTGTATCACACATACATCTGCGTTGTTGAAAAAGAATTTATTCCAAAATTGAATACAGAACACGATGGCTATGCCTGGGTAAGTTTTGGTCATTGGCCCAAACCTTTGCATCAAGGATTACGCAAAACTATCCAAAATAAAATGAATCAATTAAAATTGGATACTGTGTTCAAAATGTTAAAATTAATGCAATGATTAAAATAATTGGTGACGTAATGTTGGACTCCTGGATTGAAGGAGATTGTGATAGAGTCAGTCCAGAAGCACCAGTCATTGTACTCAAAGAGAAAACAAAAGACTTCAACGTTGGAGGGGCAGGAAACCTCGCTTTAAACCTGTCAAACTTGGGCACAGACACGTGGCTATATGGTGCCGTGGGCAAAGACATTGCCGGGCACAAAATCATTGAAATTTTACTGCAAAATAACATATCGTCACGTGTTTGCCAAGATGCTGAAATGACCACAACCAAAACAAGAATGGTAGGACAAAATGGTCAACATCTGTTAAGAGTAGACAAAGAACTATCATATACCAAAAGCACAGTTGAAGATGAATTATTGAAAGACCTTGTAGATACTGACACTGTTTTAATCAGCGATTACAACAAAGGAGTAATACAAAAAGATACAGTCCAAAAAATTTTAACAAAATGTAAAAATGTTTATGTAGATCCAAAGCAAGGATTCAGTAGATATATTGGAGCATTTTTAGTAAAACCAAACATGAAAGAATACGAAGCATGGTTTGGCAAATTTAACATTGAAATTGCACAACAAAAATGTGTATTCAATTTGTGGACATGGTTAATTGTAACTGATGGTGCTAATGGCATTCATGTGGTTAGCAAAGATTCATACACACATATAAAAGGTGATGCAATTGAAGTATCAGATGTTAGCGGTGCAGGTGATTCTGTGCTTGCCATAATTGCTCATTACAGTCAATACAAAGATATTCCTAGTGCTTGTGAACTTGCATATAAAGGTGCTCAAAAAATTGTACAAAAAAGAGGAGTATCTGTGATTTCTAAAACAGATGTTGAAGACACAGTGGTATGGACAAATGGTGTGTTTGATATATTGCATAAAGGACATTTAGAATTATTAAAATTTGCAAAACAACAGGGAGATATTCTGATTGTTGGCATTAATTCTGACTCCAGTGTAAAAAGATTAAAGGGCGATGATAGACCATATAATAATGCTCTAATACGTGAACAACAATTATTACAATTACCTTGGGTAGATAAAGTGGTTGTGTTTAATGAAGATACTCCAATAGAAGCAATAAAAAATAATGGACCAGACATCATAGTCAAAGGTGGAGATTACACTGTGGCAACAACAGTAGGAAATGAATTAGCAGATGTAAAAATTTTTCCCACAGTACAAGGTTTTTCGACATCTAATATAGTGGACAAAGTAAATGAACAAAACAATAAAAAATAATAAAATTATAATTACAGATGCGTTGAGTAAAGAACAATTTCAAAGCATTAAAGATATAATGTTTAGTGATAAATTTCCTTGGTTTTATCAAGACCACGTTGTACATCCTCACCAAGCAAACACAGATGAAAGATTACAAATACAATTTGTACACAAATTTCACGAAGTAAGCAACATTGTGACAGGACCAGAACTATGGAATATGTTAATACCGATATTTGCTGTGTTACAACCACATACTTTTCTACGTGTCAAAGCAAATAATATACCCAGTCAGAGTGAGATCATAACTCATGGTATGCATTGTGATGTAAGTGTGCCATTAAGTTACACAGCAATTTTTTATTGTAATACAAACAACGGATACACAGAATTCAAAGATGGCGATAAAGTACCTAGTGTTGAGAACTCTATGGTTATATTTCCTAGTTATATGGAACACTCTGGCAGTACTTGTACAGATAAAAGGTCAAGAGTAAACATTAATATAAATTATGTAGCACATCATACAGACGAATTGACAAAAGATATAGCGCCAAAAGGCTCAGAGGAAATTATAAAATTGTGGAGTAACACGTGAAAATTTGTTTAACAGGATACAAAGGATTTATAGGCAGTCATTTAGGAATGCAATTAGCCAAAGAAGGACATGAAGTGATTGGCTTTCCTTGGCAAAATTATAATCATTTTCCAGACCCTTCTTTATACGATTGGGTAATACATCTTGGAGCAATATCAAGCACCACTGAAAGGAATGTGGATAAAATTTTAAAACACAATCTAGAATACAGTATGAAACTTTTAGAAATGTGTGACACAATGGGTACAAACTTTCAATATGCTAGTTCGGCAAGTGTGTATGGTAACACTGGAAACTTTAAAGAAGACGGTGATGTGTATCCTCTCAATGCATATGCTTGGAGCAAATATATGTTTGATAGATTCGTTGAAAGCATCATGGGAGAATTTAAAGTTCTTGTGCAGGGTTTCAGATATTTTAACGTGTATGGAAACAATGAAGAAAGCAAAGGAGATCAAGCATCGCCAATTACTAAATTTGCAAACCAAGCCAAAACAGGCAAAATAAAGTTATTTGAAAACAGTGACAAATATCTAAGAGATTTTGTAAGTGTAAATGATGTGTGTGAAGTGCATGGCAAAATGCTTACAAAAGATGTATCCGGAATTTTCAATATAGGCACAGGAGCACCAATTTCTTTTCAAAAAGTTGCTGATTTGGTTGCCAAAAAATACAATGCTGAAATAGAAATAATACCAATGCCTGGAAAATTACAAGGACAGTATCAGACCTACACCTCAGCAGATTTAACAGAATTAAATAAACATATACAACACAATTTTAAAACAGTTGAAGAATTTTTAAATGATCAATAAAGAAGGTAAAGTAGATAAATCTTGGGGTTACGAATTAATATTCGCTTCCAATGATCAGTATTGCGGAAAACTTTTAGTTTTTACAAAAAAGAATGCTAAATTTTCAATGCATTTTCATAAAACAAAAGATGAAAGTTGGTTTGTCAATTCAGGAAAATTTTTATTGAGTTGGATTGATACGAAAGACGCAACTCTTTACACAAAAGAATTAAAAGAAGGCGAAACATGGAGAAATTTGCCTTTGATGCCACATCAATTACAATGCATCACCGACTCAGGTAGTATAACTGAAGTTAGCACTGCTGACGATCCTGAAGATAATTATCGAATTATCAAAGGTGATAGCCAATTAAAACCTTTAGAAGAAAAATAAAAATTACGCTTGTGCTTCTGACCAACGCAGTGTTACTGTTGCTGGAACACCACCTGTACCTGCTGTTCTATAAACGTTAATTGCCAACACGTCTGGACCATTAGGGAACGTACCTCGTCCACCTAGTGTTGTGTTAGTCAATACCTTGATCTTGTCAAGTGCCAAGTTTGCACGTTCTCCCGGTACCGCAATGAATGAAAAGATTGTTTCACCTGGTTGTGCATATGGTGGTTGACCAAATACAAACGTGATTGAACTACCCGCGGCAATCGTTCCTGTTGATGTCTGTGTGAACACCACTCTGTAGAAGTTTGTTGCTCCAAATGTATCTAATGTGTCAACCTGTTGTACTGTTGTACCTGGTGGGAAATTAGTGTAACCTGTGTCAACTTCTGTACCACTTACTGCACCTGAAGCCTCCCAACTTGCTTGGTCCATGTACAAGAAGTTTGTACCTGTTAGGTCACCACCTAGTGCAAAATCAACTGCTTGTCCACCTGATATACCTGTGTGTCTGTTGTTGAATCTTACAAAGTAGTATGAGTTATAGTCAATAATCTGTGTAACAACTGTACCTGCAGGGAATTGTCCTGAAGTAACTGACATACCAACTCTTAAACCCTTGCCTTCCCATTGTGCTTCAAGGAAGTATGCATAGTTTCTGTTACCACTCAAGTTGAACCAGTGGTTTGCTGTTGCAGTCATCTGTGCTTGAGTGTCTGCTGTTTGAGTGGTAGTTGATGCACCACCGTTCCAGTTAACTGAACCACCTGCCGCTATCTGACCAAAACTTGGCTGACCACCTTGGGCAACACCCGTTAAGTCTGCCCAACCAATATCTGCTGGATCAATTGGATAGTTTTGTGGATTCAATACACCCTGTACGACCAACTGACCTTGATCACCTGATGCCGCTGGGTTAGATGTAATTTCAATACCGTCTAGTAGCAACTGTGCTCTGTTTAATAAGTCTCTGTCTCCCAAGTCACCTGTCAATGCATTCGATACTGAAGGTGCTAGTCTTAATAGGAATACAGTTTGTCTTGTTGTTGTTAAAGCAAGACCTGTTGCCGCGTAACTGAATAGGTATCCTCTATCTTCGTCGAAGTTACCATCTGTTAGATATGCTGATCCCCAGTGTGATATGTTTGGAGATGCTGTGTTGGATATCAATACAACACCTGAATTTCTAAAGTGTGTACTTGCTGTACCACCTGTGTATGATCTTGTGGCACCTGAAGCAAAGTTTGTTAACTGTGCCGCACGTGTACAACCTGTTAATGTGTCACCTGACACACCCGTAAATGTAATAACTTCATTATCAATAAACACTGTTCCACCTGTTGTTGGGAAGAATGAAGCGTCAACTAAAGGCACAGTAGTTTGTACAGCAGTCATGTCTGCTTCTAATCTACCATTTGGACCTTCATTTGTTACTTCATAACGCACAGGTTGGTTACCTGTTCTCATAAATGCTTCTGTGTTAATGTTTGAATTTCTCATTCTGTGGACAAATATAAACTCACCTTTGTGACCTCTACACATCCAGTCAATAAATCCAGCCCCGTACCATGAAAATTGTATCCCAATCATCTGCATCTTAGATACGTTCCAATTGTATCCACTTGGACCATTGCCGTCCAATACATCTCTATTGAATTCTGATTGTTTTGCTTTTTTATCAACGACTGCACAAATTTTAACACCAGCAGAAGCATTAACACCTCTGTAATCTGGAGTAACGTTCATAGATGTGTTACTTGCCACACCTGCAACCACGTGTGTCATACCTCTGATTACAACTCTATCACCTGCTTTAAGTTGTTCTCTAAATCTTGTGCCAACACCTGTTACTGTGTTGGAGTCTGGTGTTACAGTTACAGTACCAGCCAACTGTCTTGTTGCTGTACGTTGTACTGCGTTTGTTTGTTGTCCATCGTATTCCCAGAAAATTCCGTTTTGATCATCAAATATACCTGATCTTACAGTTGCACCATTCCATTGATACAACGATACCTGTGGTTGATCTGTAAATTCTGCTGTTGTGGCTCCTAGAGTGATTTGTGCTATTACAGTCAAAACTCTTTCACTTGTTACTGAAGCAACTGTGTATGTGCCATCATATCCTGATGTGGCAATACCAACCAATCTGATTTTTGCACCGACCTGTAAATTGTGATCTACATCATCAACTGTAACTGTGATTGTTGAACCAGCATTGATACCATCTGCTGTACAATCTAAAATATCATAACTTGGAGCAAATAAGGCACCCGTTGTGTACATACAACCTTTACCTGATTGATATCTAATATATTTTTTAGATTGACGTATTGCCTGTGCACCGTGTGCCGGACCACCTGTACCTAATTGTACACCACCATCAAATGGTCTGTGTACAAAGAATGAATCTGGTCTACCATAAACAAATCCTTGCCATCCTGAGTCTGTAATAGCACCTGGGGATCTAACTTGATATCTTAATTGTGTTGCTGATGGAATTGCCGTTGCAAGGAATGGTCCTGATGCAAGAATGTGATTGTTTGCACCATCATCTGATTGTATTACTACAAGGAAAGCATTTCCTGGAACTAATCCATGAGGTGTTGCAAAGTCTATCTGCATTGTTGCCAACGCACTGTAAGTTATTGTTGATGTTTGTGCTATGTTTGTTGTTGTTGGATCTGAAATTGTTACCGAACTGAACACTTGTAAGCCTGTACCACCAACTGCTACACCTTCGTGTGTACTTGCAAGTATTCCACCATTTGTGTTTACCTGTTGTACTCTTACTGTGATATCATTTGTGATGTTTTGTCCACCTAAATTTGAACCTGAAATTATTAATTTGTCTCCTACAGCATAGTTTGAACCTGTACCAGTTACAGTACACTCTGTATATGCTGTGGATGAGTCTGTGTCATTTGTTCTTGTTACACTGTATTGTGCACCAACACCTTGTGGTGTTCTATTTGTGCCTGCAACATTTAAACTTTGCCCTGTTCCTGTGTTTGCTGTTCCTGATATGTTAGCCAGAGAAGTTACAACACCTGTGCTTTGTGCATCTACTCCACCAACATCAAATGTTAAATCATTTGTTGGTGATGCACCAAATAAAGAAGTACCTGGTACTGTGAATGATTGGTTAGCATTGTATCCTGAACCTGCATTGTTTAATGTAACTGTGTATGTACCACCTGATAGTTCAACATTAACAGTTAAGCCAACACCTGTTCTGTATGCTTTGTTCACGTTTGTAAATGTTTGTGTGTTTACTGCTGTACCTGTTACGTTGTAAGTATCAACTGCGCCTGCATTCACTCCAGTTACTGTGATAGTAACATCATTTGCTGGTGATGATCCACCAACTTCAGTACCAGCAATAGTAATTGTGTCGTTCTGTGCAAATCCTGTTCCTGTGTTTGTGAAAGTTGCTGTGTATGTTGCACCTGTTCTGTTTATATCAATCACTGCACTTGCACCTGATTGTCCTGTTGACCAAGTTACACCTACATAATCAACGTTTGCATCTGTACCTGTACCTGAAATTGATAAACCTGTAATACCACCCTGTCCATTAACAGATGAAACTGAAACATATGCATCGTTCACTGCCGCTGAACCTCCAAGGTCACTGCCACCTACAAGATATAAATCACCTACATTGTAACCTGATGTGCCATCTACCGGTGCCGCACCTGCTGAACCTGTGTATGCTTGTGACAATGTACTGATTGGACCTGCACCAGTTCCACCAGTTACCGCTGTTACTGTTACTGTGATATCGTGAACACCGTCCTGTCCACCAAATAATGAACCTAATAATAAAATTCCTTGACCTACACCATAATCATCACCTGCCGCATTTAAAGTTACAGTTGCAACTGCACCTGAAATTGCAATGTCAAATGTGCCTGATGAACCAACAAGGTTTACACCTGTTGCTAAGGCTGTGTAATCTTTTGTGTCAACTGCTGTACCCGCCACAGTGAAAGTTAAAATACCACCGTTGCCATCAACTGAATCTACAGTAATTGACGCATCGTTAGCCGTTGTTGCACCACCTAAGTTTGTTCCCACAAAAGTTAAAACTTCATTTTGCACATAACCTGAACCAATGCCAGTGATAACTGCTGAATATGTTGTTCCAGTTCTTGTTACATTGAACGCGGCATTAACACCTACTAGATTAGAAGTAAATGCTGGTGAAGTGTATGTAACTTCTTGTGGTGGAGCATTACCGCCTGAACTAATTGTTTGGATTTCTCCATTTCCACCTACTGCTGTTACTCTTATGTTCAAGTGATTTGAAGTAGTACCGCCAAACTCTGAACCTGAGATTCTTATTATATCATTTTGAGCATAGCCAGTGCCTGCATTATTAATTGCAACAGTATAGTTTCCACTTGCCGCTGTGACATCAAATGTTGCATTGCCACCACCTGGTGTAGTCTGTGTTCCTGCAATGTTTGTGTATGTAGGTGAATTCAATGCAACTGAATATGTTCCATTTGTTTTTGTTACATTCAACTGTGCACCTGTACCTGCATTACCATTGAACGTAGGTGCAACACCTGTTGCTGTACCTGTACCAGTAAATGCTGAACCACTTGCAGATACAGTTAAAATTTCTCCACCTGTGTCCACACTTTCTACAAGGACTGTACAATCATTGTCTGGAGTAGAACCGCCTAAGTCTGTGCCTGACACCACTATTGCGTCACCTACTGTATAGTTTTCACCTGATGCAACTATTGCCGCGGCATAATTTCCGCCTGTTCTTGTGATGTTAAATCTTGCTAATTGTCCTTGTGGTATATAATTTGTACCTGCTAAATTTGTATATTGTGTTATATCACCTACCAGAGGTTGTGTCAATGGTGCTGACAATGTTAATGAATTTCCTGCAACGTTTGTGATTGTTACTGCATATCCATCGCCTCTATCAATCACAGAGTTTTGTACAATACCTGCTGAATCCGCCACTTGTATTTCTGTAACACCTGAATTGTAATCACCTGTCACAGTTGGAGAAGCCAACGCACCACCTGTTCCATTGATTGCTGTAATTTGTGTACCTGTCTGGATGCCTGATCCTGATAATGGAGCACCAATTGGTGGAGTTGCTCCACTGTATGGTAAGAAAGTTGTGCCACTTAAAGCCGCAAGTGCTGTTACAATACTACCAGATGAACCATTGTCCGCTACACTGAAAGTTGGAAAACCAATCGCCGCACCTGTGTAAAATGCACCTTCTCTTAATTGTGTTGCATTTGTACTGATTGTTGTTGGATTAACTTGTCCAACTTTGGCTTTTGCGTAATATGTAAATTGTGTTGTGCTGATAACTGTGTTTACTGTAAAAGAACCAGCGGCTCTACTTGCACCTTGTACACCATTGTCAAAACCTGTAATTGTTAAAGGTTGTCCTGGTTCAAAACCGTGTGGTCCAACAGTTGTTACTGTGATTAAAGATGAACCAATACCTTGTGTACCTGCTGATGCATCTGATGTTACAGTTGCAACGTCAAAGTCTGTGCCTGGTACTTCATAAATTGATGGATAACCTCTTTGTGTAGAAATCGCACTCCACTTGGTTGGTTGAAGACCATATTCAAAGTCAGCATCAAGCATTGATTCAGGTTGTGCAACCCTCATACGTTCAATTGCATCAGTACCAAAGTCAAAAGGTCTTACTGTTAATTGATTATCTTCTACAAATATTTGAATTCTATCTGTGCTGTTATCTGCTGATGTATCTACATCTAAAAATAAAGTTGTGATTGCATCATTTCCATGATATGCTTTTGGAAAATCTGGATCTACATAAGCAGTCGGATTTGATGTATCAGTAGAAAATTCTCTTCTGTATTCTGCAGTTGCACCTTTTGATGGATCGTTAAATGTGTACAACACATTGTTATCTGATGCATTTGTAATTAATAATAATCTTTCTAGGTCAATTTTTTCTGGAACTTTAACACTTGAAATTCCGTTGTTTATCTGTGCAGGTAAGTTATCTAAACCATTTATAACTACATCTGTGATAATACCAAACAATTCTGTTACACGTGTAGTTGCACCTGCTTCACCTGGTGTGCCTAAAATTGTTTGTTGTGTCACAACAGGACTTTGTCTTGATGTGAAAGCAACTCCTGGTATCACATAATTGTTTATGATATTTCTTATTTCATTTTTAACAGCCTCTTCAGGTTGTCTGTCACCACTTAATACTGATACTGTGCCAACCCAGTAAGTTGATGCATTGTATCTTGATTGTTCATTACCACCGTATCTTAAATCTTTTAAAATACCATCAATATTGTAACCCATATCTCTTTCACAAAGATATGATTCATATGTAAAGTTTTCAAACACATAAATTGAACTTACCAATGCTGGTAATGTTAAAATACCATTGTCTATTGCATTTGTGATCACATTGTGATTTGATGTGTAACCTGATATACCACCTGCCTCACCATTTGATCCTGTTGTGTTCTGTGATAAACCGTCTGTGTTGATAGAACTGTATGCTATGCCAGGTAAAATATATTGGACAACAATATCTCTTGCTTTTGTAAGGTAAGCAATTTCTGGATCTCCATCATTTGCTAATTGTAAAACACCGTCAACAAAATATGTTTCTGACTGTGATCTTATATTTTCGTTACCGCCGTATCTTGTGTCTCTGTATGCCGCACTTACAACTTTACCTACATCTGTTTTAATATCTGCCGCAAGTTTTGTGTAACCTGCAAAAGGTGATACATTGCCGGCAACTTGAACTGCTACCCATGCCGCCACCTCTGCTTTTACATATTCTAAATTATTTGTAATTCTAGCAGATGTATTAGGGAACAAATCTGCCGCTGTGTCTTGTGCAATTTTGTAATCGATGAAAGCATTGGATTCATCTTTTAACCATTCTTTGTTAGCATTGATTTGTGCCCAGGCATTAGGATATAGATTACCACTTAATGGAATACCTGGTGTAAATTTGTAATTTTCTATTCGTCTTTTTGCCATGCTTTTTTTATACTCCTAACGCAATCGCTAACACTGTGGCTGTGTTATCAACGTATTGCTTCTTAGTTACGTCGTTAGCACTGCTTGGGTCGTTTGTTACAGTCGCACCTGTAAAAGCCGCCGAAGCCGCAGTGGTTAAACCTATTGTAGTACTATTTAACGTTCCTTGGGCAGAAACAATATTTGAAAAGGTTCCATTTCTTGGAATTACTCCCCCAATAGTCACGTTATCTACAGTGCCTAAATCAATTGGTCTTATTGATAAATTTCCACCTGCTTGTGGACTGATAGTTACATCAGCATTTGGTGTTAAACTAACATTATTTGTTGCTGTCAACTGCTGAGCATTGACGTTCATGTTGCTTATAGTACCAACTGCTTCTGGTTGTATAGTAACTAGACCTGTTCCTGTTGGTTTAATCTCAACATTTGCATTAATGCCATTGTTTAAAAAATTTCCTGTGTTTAAAATTGAACTGAATACACCTGCTCCAATCAATGAAGGTTGAGCAACAGTGATTATGCCTGCTGGTATTCCGTCTGCGTCACCATAAAATAAAGAATCTGGAGCATCAACAGGAACTTCATAAGTTAATGTTCCTGATTGTTTACCTTGTGCTTCCGCACCTGTTAGAGTAGTTGAAACTGGAATATCTATATAAGATGCAACTGCAATTTGTGTTGTGATTTGACTTCTTATATTGTTTTGATAGTTGGCAAAATTGTTTGCAACATCAAGATAACTGAACAATCTGATATTTCCTGATTCATATGAAATTAATTCACTGCTATCAGGTTGCTGAACACCTGTTGTTTCTTTTGTATCAATAGTCCCATCTGCCTGTGCCATTGCATAGATAGTATCTACCGCACTGTATAAAACTTGATTCTGATATGTACCACCGTTGTAAACATAATTCAATTCATTTTTACCATTAAACATTGTAACTTTTTTATCTGACAATGGTGTAACTGCTGACCAATTTACTATTGTGGAATTATCTGTATTCTGTGGGTCTAAAGTATAATTGTAAAAAGTCGGTCCTGCTGGTAAGTATTGATCTTCATGCAACAAACCATTATAAGTTATAATGTGTTTTACAGATGCGTTCTGAGTGTAGTTTGCATATTGTAATGCCAACTGTGCACCATTACCAAAACCAACTATTGCAATTTCTCTTGTGTCAACATTATCGTAACCATCTAAACTTGCTATGATTGAATCTATGAATGCAACATCATTTGCTTTACTTGTTTGATAACCAACGTTCCATTCGTTGCCATAACCTTGTGGAGCAATTAAAATTCTGTCGTTTACCCAATTTATTTTTGCAATACCTTGTCCTTGTGTTTCATTTGTGTCATGAAGCACAATTAAAACTGGAATTTTTTTACCTGCTAAGGCTGTGCCTGTTGTGTCTGGAACAAGTATCTGTGCTGTTCTGTCATAACCACTTTGTTGTTGTGCCCATGTTTGTGAAACAGTTATTGAACCTGATGCAAGTGTGCTTCCAGTAACAACATTTTGATGACTTAAACCTGTGCTGTACAAATTACCTGGAGTGTTTGCATCGTTAACATCGGGTTGGAAAATATTGAAAGTTAAACTTGATAGATTTAATACAAAATTATAAGTTTTACCACGCTCAAGTGTGATGTTAGGATTGTTTCCTGAAAGTGGATTACCTTCTTTAAGCCATGTGAACTCACCCGCAGTTTCATTTGTATTGAAATCTGGTGATGGTGGAACCACTGGTGGAGTGTATGTGTTTGTAATTGTTCTTACAACAACATTTCCAGCATTATCAACTGTGAATCCTGGACTTTTAAATCCGTATTCCGCTTCAAACTGTTTTAATACAACTGCCATCTTAACTTGTTACCTGTTGTCCACCTACTAATGCGTTTTGTGTTGCAAAATATGATGCTCCAAAAATCACTTTACTGCCTGTGTATTTTTCTGTTTGTGATTTATCTGCTGGTTCAACAGTTACTTTCACAAGTGAATTATCCACAGTGCTGTTTAATTTTATTAGATTGTTACCTAAATTTGATCTGCCATATATTGTTAGACTAGATTGATTAGGACTTGCCGCTACTAGCACTTTTAGTATTTCTTTGTTGTTTGTATCGTAATCTACACTGATTGTATATTCTGCAGACGTGAATGTATTCACGTGCCATTGGTCTAAAACTAACCCTTCTTCAACAACTAGATATGGCCCATTATATGAAAAATTTAAACCATTCTTCAATAATAGAGTGTTTCTCTCTCCTTTGCCAAAAAATCTTGATACATCAAACATATAGAAATTTCCTTGTTATAGTGTATTTACCTTATTGACGGGAGTTGTGTTGTATGTATAAAAAGGCTATTTACGGGTATTTTTACCGTGTTTTAT